TGGTGCCTTGCCACCGGATGTAACTAGTCTTGCACCTTTCGGACGGATGTCTGAGAAATCAAAACGCAACTTTGATGTTCCTTTGAAGTAAGACATCATCAAGGCTTTTACTGAATCAGCCCATCCTTCGATAGAGTCTCCGATGAGAAAGCGACGAGTTCTCTTGCTCGATGGTCTTCTGATCTCTGGGAGATTTTCAATATGATGGCGTTGGACTGAATATCCAACTCCAGTTCCACCAAGAAGCAAAAACATGATCTCTCCGAATACTCGTGGATCATCTGCAGGTGTGTAAGCACAATTAAAGATGCGGTTTGGTGATACCTCGATTGGCTTACCTCCGAACTGCATTGAGCGCATAGAAGGGAGAACCTTCTTGTCGTAAACGAACTTGTAGTTCTCACGAATCTCTTGTTCGAGGCTTGGGAACTTTTTAATGTGCATGTTCATGTTCCGAGTAACCAACTCATCCCAATTCTCACGTCTATTTTCTTCTTCCATGTAGCGTGCATACTTCATGTGGACTGTGATGTCCGATAAAATTTTCTTTTCTAAATCCATTAGGGACTCCTGTTGTTTTTTTAGTTATTTTCCTGCTTTTGCATATTTGTCTTTAAGCATCTGCAGCGCGTCTGCCGTTGATTGCATTTTCTCCGCTGATTCATCTCGGTCAAGGATTTTGATTGTAACGTCAGACCAGTCAACGAAAGCATCAAACACAAGACCATCTGGACCATTACGGTTCTTGGCGACGAATAAGCGGCCCTTATTAGCTTGCTTATCCTGAACTGTTCTCGATAAAGAGAAGATGAAGTCTGCAACAAAGCACTTGTTGAACGCTTCAGAGATTGACTCCATCGTAATAACTTCAGCATTCAATCCTCCACGGTTCGTTTGAGATGCGGTCCAGCAAGGAATCTCGTAAGATTGAGCAAGACCACGAAGACCTTCGTAGGTCTCTTCTAATTCGTGTCGCTTCTCACCAGTAGCTCGAGGCGGACGCAATAAGTCAGCATAGTCAACCAAGATCATATCAGGCTCAATGCCTCTTTTCCGTAACTTCTCAATGTGATTTTTGAGAGTTGAAACAGAAGCCGATTTGGTTGGATACTCTTTGATAATTAGAGTGCCCTCAAGGTCTTTTACCTTGTTTACAATTTCTTTTTGTCTTTCTCTGTGTTCCTGTAGTGGAACGTCAGTTATGCAGCAGTCAAATCGTTGTCCTACCACCGTATCTTTAAGTTCCAAGGTGTAGTAAACAACTGTTTTGCCTTGCAGTAATGCTTGTGTAGCCAAGTGAACGAGTACCATTGACTTTCCAGCACCGGTTGGAGCGACAACCACACCAAGTTCAGACTTGCCAAGGCCACCTTTCACAATCTCATCCATTCGAGACCAACCAGTTGAGATAGGGTCTCGAGTTACCGACTCAAAGCGCTTAAGTAGATCTTTACGAAAGTCATGACCGAAGTTATTATCGGTACCCAAAACAAGGGCATCCTTGATTAACTTCTCAATCTCTTCGAATGATGATGACTTAAGAAGCTTTGCTGATTGCAACATCGCTCCTTTGAGAACTTGTTTACGGCAGAAGTCGATAGACTTGTCCTTGATGAAATCACACTCTTCTACACCATCTGACGTATGAATGCGAGCATAAAACTCACGGACATCTTTCTGTGTAGCCTTATCGTGGTGATTCAATTCTGTTCTCAACAAAGTCATCATGACTTCGTTATTTGGGTGAGTGTTGTATTTATCTCTATAATTGATTAAAGTCTGCGCGAAGATCTGAAGATATTTCTTTTCGAAAAATGTGATATCAAGCACTTCTGTAATTTGATCGAAGAATGGTCGATCCTCCAACATAAGTTGGCATAAACTTTCTTGAAAGTTCTTTCCGAAACGCGTAAAGGTTTCGTTCTTATTAAATTCGTTCATTTGTCCTCCCAGACTTTATCGGTTATATAAATATAACATGTTTAGGTTCAGTTGTCAAGTATTTCTACTTATTTATTCTTCGAAAGACGACTTGTAGGTCGTTAAAGTTGAGATGACCGGCATCATCGGCGAATAACATTTGTGTGAACTTAATTTTATTAAACTCTGGTTCAAAGTCATTAATTGAGTTCTTGATGATCTCTCGATTCATTGGTCTGATGTTTGGAAATTGCAATTGCATGATAGCATAGTTATCCTTGATTAGCTTCTCGTTACTTTGAATATTCTCGTGAATCTTAAGTTTCTTTCCGACCATCGCACAATCCCTAATAATGTCTGAGACTTCATATTCATCTTCTCGGACAAGGTAAGGGAACCGCTTAGCGATTGTCTTGAGTCCTGCACCTTTGATTCCCGGAAGGTTATCCGATGAGTCTCCAGCTATTGCTCGCGCTAATGCGAAGTTCTTTGGGTGGATCTTGAATTGGTCTACCACGTCTGACTCGGTAACAATTTTTTTCTGAATTGGTCGGTAAATCTGAACATCAGGACGACACAACTGAAAGAAGTCCTTGTCGCTTGAGATGATTGTCTTTTTCCAACCGGCATACTTGGGATGGTTAATGACTAAGGCAATAATATCGTCTGCCTCTGTAAAGTCCGCTACAAGTTGAATTACGGGCATTTCATTTAGATATTCCATCAACCTGATTTGTTGGTAGCCCTTGTTCGCTTCTTCTTTGTCTTCTGGTAGATCTATCATTCTACGGTTAAATCTAACAGGTTTTCTTCCGCCCTTGTAGTCCTTGTTCATAGAACGACGTCTCTGAGAGCCATCATGGCCATCCCAAGCCACTATGACCTCATCAGCGGTAAAGTCCCTAGCTACCTTCTGAAGGGACTTTAGGAAGCCAATGGTGCCTCCTATGGGCAATCCGTTTTTGTCTAATTGCGGGCTTATCACGTAGCTGCGTAGAAACATGTTCAACGCGTCAATTATTATTACATTTTTCATTTGTCCTCCAAGACTGTATATGTGTATGTTTTCTTTGGAAAGTGCATTTCTATTTTAAACTTTCCGATTAGCATTGCGAACTTATCTTTGTTCTCCCAAGATAGCTTGCCGACATAGGTCTTACCCTCTATCTTACAGCGGCATTTGATTGTCTTCACTTGTCCTCCAGACTTTTGATGAAGTCAATGTCTATTCCCATGGTGTCAAACCACCATTCTTTAGATTTGTCTTTAAACTTGGGCTTGTCCTTGTTCCTGTTGTAATTCTCAAGAACTTTGTCTTGTCGCTTCTTCTCTTTAATATAGTGCTCATTGGTCCAACCTGAACCTAATCGATAAAGCTCTCTCAACAACTTTCGAAACACATATCCTTGTTCCTTGTTGCTTGGATAATATCCTGAGTGTAGTAGCTTTTCGCATGCTTGAATGAGGATCTCTTCACGAGTTTCTTCATTTGATCCATTCACAAACATGTTAAGTCTTTGCAGTCCAAATCCAGCATCTATGCAAGTTCCCAGTGGATTTACGATGTTTCCTATCTCAACATCATCTTTGAAGAACTCTGTACAATAACCTCCGATTTGCCCATCGGTCCACTTACATTCCTCATCGGCTCGAACCTCGACATCATAATCGTCATAAAGACTTCTCCATTCGTTAATCTTGTCTGGGTGGATCGTAACATAATCCACTTTAACTTTCAAGACATCCTCGACAAACTCCATCCAGAAATCGACTGCTTTTTGGACAGTTAATGTTCTAAATGAGAATAATCCGATCATGTCGAAATAAAGATAGTGAGTTCCGTCTCCAATTTCCTCCAAGTCATTTAGTCTAATGCAGGACTGAATGTTTGCTTGAGTTCCTGTTTCATCTGATTTAAACTTGTCTTTGAACTGCTGCATTCCTGCGGGGCAGAACAGTGTTGTGTTGTCGTATGGACGAACGTTGTCGTCCAATTGGTAGTGAATATCCTTGCTTTCACAAAATTGTCTATATAAATCTGCTATATCTTTCATTCGTCCTCCAACGTATATCATAATATAACACGCCTAAAGCGTCGTGTCAAGTAAAAAGTATAAAAAAACCCCAACTCCGAAGAGAAGGGGCTTGTGAGTAACTTCAGGATTTAACCTTCTTCATTCTCGCCTTCGAGGCCGAAGTTCTTGCCTTCAGACTCAAATTTTCTTATGATTTCTTCATCCATGATGTCGAGCACAACAGAGCGAAACTCTGGTTCTTGCAGCTTGGTAATCCATTGAGACTTTTGGAATTTAAATTCTTTTCCATTTGAATCATAGATCTTATTCCAAGCTGAGGCTTTGAAACGGTCAGAGCCAGATGCCCTTAGTGCTTCAAGCCAAGACTCTTCATCTTGAATACCCACGTCTTTGCCCCAAAGTATCTTAAAGCCACATGTGCGACCTTCAGAACCAAAACGGGACTTCTCAACCTTAACTTTTACTTCGGAGCCAATCCGAAGTCCAGTGTTATCAGTGACAAACGACGCTTTCGCTTTACGCTTTGTAAGCCAGATGCGAAGTGAAGAAAAGTATTCAATCGCTTTACCTCCGGGTGCTACAAGTGGCGTTGTCATTGCTTCCGCAATGTTTGAAGTTATGTTTGTCTTGAGCTGGTTGATCAACAACAGAGTGCATTGTTGATTCGCCAAGGGGATAGTGAGTTTCGGGAATGCTTTCGCAAAGATCCGAGGTTTTACCGCCATTGACGATTGAGGATTAAAATCTCCCTCTAGGTCCTTCTCGGAAGAAGTAGCTGCGATGGAGTCCCAAATAAACAGAAACTGTGTTTCTGCATACTCAGTCATTAGATCCTCGATTGTTTCCAAAGTTTTCTCAACAGAGACTGCTTGGATATAAAGAAAGTCATTGTTGATATTGATGCCCGAGTTCTCGAGGAAGGCAGGATCAATAGCAGACTCTGCATCGAAATAAACGACACAGTGACCTTTCTTTTGTGCTTGTGAAGCAATTTGGCAAGCCATATAGGACTTACCAGCCGAAGACAAACCGGCAAGTTCAGTGATCTTCCCAACAGGGATTCCAGCCATCGTACCTCGACAAATGATAGAGTCCAACCAGCGTGAGCCAGTTGGAATCCATTCTTTGACCGCAGTAGGATTGTCTTGGTTTAAGTCATGAGCAATGTTCAAGCCAACCTTCTTGTTGACGAACTTCTTCATAGCGTTAATGTCAATCTTACCTGCTTTGGTCATTACTCTTCACCTTCTTCAGAGCCTTCTTCCGACTCCTCA